ATAGTTCTACTGTTGTTCTGTATATTTTCCATTATCTTTTGGGACTTATCGGGTAAACTATCCACAGAAGGAGGTGTGGCAGTAATAATTCTAGCCTTTCTCTTCTTTTTTGCGACAATCTTTTATATAAGGTGGTGGCTAAATACCTTTCTTGGTGATTAACATTTTGGGAGATGAAAAAGTGGACAAGGTAGCATTGGAGGTGAAATGAGAGTAGCAATCAACGGTTTTGGGAGGATAGGACGCTTGGTTGCACGCCAACTGAACAACGTTGTTGCAATCAATGACATTATGGACGTGCCGACCAGGGAATATCTCTATAAACATGATTCTATCCAGGGGAGACATGAAGGGACTCTGGATGGAATACTACAGCTAAGAGTTCCCGAAATAGAGGATTTGCCCTGGTTGAACCTTGATATTGACCTTGTTATCGAGGCTACGGGCAAATATACTGGTAAGGACAAAATCCTATGGCATATTACGGGGAGTGCTAAAAGGGTGTTGATAACTTGCCCAATGCCTGACGCTGATATTACGCTGTTTATGGGTGTGAATGAACTGAAATATGTACCATCAAAACATTACATCATATCTGCGGGTTCTTGCACTGCCAACTGTGTAGCCCCTGTTCTGGATGGCCTGGATAGAACCTTCGGAGTAGAAAGTGCCTATCTTGTCAATCTCAATGCCGTAACCCCGAACCAGACTTTGGTTGATTCGCCGCACCCTGACCACCGAAGAGGCCGTAATGCACTTCTCAATATCATTCCCACACAATGTACCGCCGTTCCATGCCTGAAGCAAGTATTCTCGTTTCCTATAGATGGCATGGCCTTTCGTGTGCCGGTAGCCTGTGGCTCGGTATGCCACATCACAGCGGAATTGAAACAAGATACCAGTAAGCAGGAAGTAAACGATGCTTTAGCCGCAATGTCAACTCCAATCCTGGGATATTCCGAAGAAGAGTTGGTAAGCTCCGATATAGTGGGGGATACCCACAGTTGCATCGTGGATGGCCTCTGTACACAGGTAGACGGCAAGAGAGCACATATCGTGGCGTGGTATGACAATGAAATGGGTTTTGCGGCTAGAGTGGCAGATTTAGTCAGATATATAGGAAAGGAGGTTAAAAGTTGAAAGTTGGGGAAACAATAGAGTGGAGACCTATTTGAAAGTTGCAGAAAAGTTTGAAATACAGTTGAAATGGAACTGGACTCTTGATGAAAGACCAATTTTCCCTATTATCCACGTTTTCCTTGAACCACCTGGAACAATTCTTCTCTTTACTATTTTTCCCGATGCTATGTTTATAAGGAGTAACAAGGATATGTCCAGTGTTATAAAAAAGCTAATGCAGAAAATGGATTCGTGGGAAACAGAGCGTGACTCAGCATGCCGAGTAACCAAAATCTATGGTTATCTGGACTTAATAAAAGTTGGTAATAAAAAGGGGGCTAAACGTTGAAAGTAGCTGACTATGTCATTCAATCACTCGGTGACTATGGTATCAAGGACATCTTCGTTGTCTATGGTGGGGCTAACGGCGACCTTATAGATGCCTTTACCAGAGTCAAGAACACCCGTTATATCTGCACCATGCACGAGCAGGCGGGGAGCTTTGCTGCCGAGTGCTATGCAAAGGTCACAGGCAAGCCAGCGGTTGCCATAGCCACCAGCGGCCCTGGTGGACACAACTTTGTGACTGGCATTGCCAACTGCTACTATGATTCAACACCATGCCTTTTTATCACTGGACAGATACACTCGAAGTTTCTTAGACCAGACCCCAGTATCAGGCAGGTGGGTTTTCAGGAAACAGATATAGTCAGCATAGTCAAACCCATCACCAAGTATGCCAAGATGGTCACAGCCCCACTTGACATCAAGTATGAACTGGAGAAGGCGTTACACATAGCGCAGAGTGGCAGACCTGGGCCTGTCCTTCTGGATTTACCAGTAGATGTCCAGAAGGCAGAAGTTGAGGTTGATACTCTTGTTGGGTATGAACCTGTTAGTAGTGCCTATGACATGGTCAAGGTAGGACAACAAATTAACCAGTTCTTCGATGATTTATATGGATGTAAACGTCCTGTCATACTTGTAGGTGGTGGAGTGAGAACCGCTAATGCCGTAGACTCTATAAAACGTTTCGCTACGCTTCTCTCAATTCCTTGTTTTCCCACGTGGAATGCCCTTGACATCATAACTTCCGACCTGAAGTATTATGGAGGTCGAGTAGGCACTTATGGGGGCCCTGGCCGGAACTTCGCCATACAGAACTGCGACCTACTTCTGGCGATTGGGAGTCGCATATCGGGGAGAATCACTGGTGGGAACCTCAAATCATTTGCCCGCGCTGCCAAGAAGTATGTCGTAGATGTGGATGAGACTTTATTGGATAGGAAACTTCAACAAGTCCCCTTTGATGTCAATATCCACTGTGATGCTAAGGCCTTTCTATCTATGATTTTGAAGCGTTATTCACCTTATCCTGTCTTCAGTGACTGGGTTAAGCAGGTTATGGTTTGGCGGGACAAGTATGACCCTGTGCTACCTGAGCTCGAAGAGCAAAAGGAGTTTGTTCATCCCTATGTCTTTATGAAGATTCTGTCAGAAGAACTGGAACATAAGGACATCATAGTTGCCGATTGTGGTGGGAACCTCGTGGTTGCCAGTCAAGCCTTTGAAACAAAGATGGGGCAACGATTCATTACCAGCAATGGCAACTCCCCGATGGGATTTTCCTTTGCCGGTGCGATGGGGGCATGGTTTGCCGCGCCGGACAGGAACGTAGTGTGCCTGATAGGTGACGGTGGTTTCAACATGAACATACAGGAACTCCAGACCTATAAAAACTATGGAGTCAAGGTCAAGACCTTCATAATGAACAACCATATCTACGGAATCACCAAAGCCTTCCAGGAGACGAACTTCCAGGGTAGGGCAGAGGCCTGCGGCCCCAAAGGTTATAGCCCACCTGACTTTGTAAAGGTAGCTCAGGCTTATGGGATTAGAACTGTCACCATGAGCAATAACGCTGAAATCAGGGAGAAGATAAGAGAGGTTATGGCCTACGATGAAGCGGTAGTTTGTGATGTCAACATGCACGAATACCATACTTATGACCCTCGAATCTTTGGCTGGAACACGCCTATCGAGGACATGTTTCCATATTTGTCGCGGGAGGAGTTCAGGAAAAACATGATAATCGAGCCGGTTGGTGACTGGGAACACCCTGTTTATCCTGATATTCATTAAGGGAAGGCGAAATGTTGCTACTTGCAGCACCTACAAATGGGATTTATTATAACCTTAGACATTTTCGATATGAGTTCTTTTTCTTGAACAAGAGAATGGGATGGGTAAGTGATTACTTTGTTCGTGATTTGGAATCCAAAAATATAGACTGGGAAAAGTTAATGTGGGACAGACTATTCCCTAAGCGATTAGGTTAAAAGCTAGAGGGAAAAGACTTTAGTGGCAGAATATGATATAATTGTAGAGTTAAGATGTCCACAATGTAATAAAAAGCTGGGAGAAAACCTAAAGGGACATATTGAGATTGTCTGCCCCCGTTGTAAGGGGTATGTTAAATTCCAAACAGAGCTACTTGATAGCCGACCAAAAGGGTCGGCTTTCTTGTTAAAGGGGGCACATGAAGCCAGCAAAAATAACGATTGAGGAAATCAAGGAACTCCAGCAGAAATGTGAAACATTCTACGAACCCTTATGGAAATGTTTTGAGGACGACGAGAAGTATTTTGAACTCGACTTCAAATCCCTGCTCAATCTTCCAAAGGAATTCCAGACTGAGGGTATAACACTACCTACAGCAAGAGATGTGGTTGACACTTATGTTGACCACGTTGACTTGAACAATGCACGGGTGACTGTAACGCAGCAGGGTAATACTCAGGCTGATTTTGAACGGCAGCAACTAATGAGGAAGTTCTTCCTGGGCATGATATACCGCACCAATGTGGAATCAGACATTTCACCGTGGCGTGTGGCAGGTAAACATCACGGGCTGCACGGAATGGGAGTGTTCAAGACCGTCTATGATGCCGATAGATGGCCTGATAAGCCAGAGCAAGGCGAAAAGGTATCCGACAGTGAGTATGCCGAAAGGCTAGACCAGTGGCGGTATGAAAAGGGTAATAGTTTACCCATTGTCATACAAGCTGTCAATCCCCATTGCATAATGCCCGATCCTTCTTACGGGGGCAGGCAATTCGTAATCGAAAAACACCCCAGACTCTTACTTGACATCAGGGAACGGTATCCTAATTGGTCTAATCCAAAGGGGAGAAAGATAGCGGAAAACGTTGAGTTTGTATCCTACTGGGATGCAAAGTATCGTTGCGATATGGCTGATGGTGAACCTCTTCTGAAAGTCAAAGGTGGTGTGGCGCAACATAGTTATGGTTTCATTCCATATACCATCATTGATGCTGGGCTGGGGAACCTTTCTTATGATAATAAACCCGAAATGAGGTATGTCGGCATTCTCAGATATATTAAAGACCTACTTATAGCAGAAAGTAGGGATTTCTCAATCGCTGATATAATTCTGGCAAGAGTATCATGGGGAGGCGGTTTCCTTGAAGGCGACAAGGCTAAGGAGGTAACCGAACTAAGTCAGAAGTTTGGGGAATACACTCCACTACCCGTAGGTGTCAAGGTAATTCAGAACAATCAGCAAATTCCTCCTGAGATGTTGAACCGGCATCTAGCGCGAACTTCCGACTATATTGCTGCTCATGCTGCTCCCAGGTCAGTTAGAGGACTAAGTGAAGAAGGTGTGCGTTCTGGTGCAGACCGCAGATTGGTAATTAGTGAAGCAGCGGCACGGTATAGATATTCGACAGAGGCATTTCGATATGGGACAGCTCAGGTGTTAATCAAGTGTGCAAGACTCTTCAAAAATGTCATCCCTGGGGACATACAGGTGTGGGCTAAGACTCCTACAGACGAATTCGATGTCGAGATAAAGAAGGACAAACTGAAAGAACCTTTTACCTGCTATGTCGAATTTGCCCCGATTTCAGAGGAAGACGAGTATCGACGGCATGATGACATGGAGAGGTTGCTGGCGCAAGGGGTAGTTACGCCAAAGTGGGCTAGGAGTCAGATGAGTAATGTAGACCCGATAGCAATGGACTTGGATGAAGAAATACAAAAATTGAAGAACGACCCGATGTTACAGGGGCTTGTCTCACAGTATGCTGCGGGCAAACTGGCGGCAGCCATCTCCAAGAGGACAGGTGGAGAAGCAATACCTGGACTTGCTCAAGGGGCTACTCCTGTGGCACCCCCACAACCAGGACAACCAGAAGCTGGTAGGCAGTTAATTGCGCCTATTCCTCAGAAGGCACAACCAGGGACAGCAGAGGACATACAAAACAAGATGAAGCAAATGAGAAGCCAGACTTCCATGTCACCGACTCAAGGTAGAGGTGTTAACGCAGGAGGTAATAAACCATAATGCCTAATATTGGTGATACGATAACTGGTAGACATATTGGGAAACGTAATAAAGACAGTTATATCTGGTTAGCATGTGGGGAATGTGGTGAAACACGATGGGTGAAAAAAAGATATGATGAGGGATTGCCAAAGGTATGTCAAAAATGTTCTTCACATATTGGTAAAGAGCAAATTATTCGGAAGGGCTACATACGTGTCTATTTACGAAAAGATGATTTTTTTAGGCCGATGGCTAATCGTAAAGGACAGAAAATGGGGGGATATGTCTTAGAACATCGCTTGGTTATGGCAAAATACTTAGGGAGAAACTTACAACCTTGGGAACTTGTTCATCATAGGAATGGGGACAAGAAAGACAACCGGATTGAAAACCTAGCACTCATCAATGACTTAGGTCACAAACAATTAACTACACTTGAAAGTAAGATTGATAAACAAACAGAACTAATAGAAGAATTGCGGAAGGAAATCAAACTGCTTCAATGGCAACTTAAAGAAGTAGGTATAAGCCCATGAAAGAGACTACTCTAACACGGGCAATAAATGAGGTAATAGAACTCAAATTGAAGGCTGTAGACCTCTTTATTGAGGAGGTCATTGAACCGCTTGGGGAACTCGGGAATCCTGAACAACTTATAGGTAAAAAATACGAGGACTGGACAAGCAATGACCTGCAACTTTTGGGGCAGGTTTATGGCAAAGAGCCAAACGCCTTGAGTAAATTGATATTTACAAAAGAATTTGAAAAGGTGAAAGCACTGGAGTCGGAGGTGTAATATGCCGGCAGATACGATATTGTTAAGAAATAGGCTTACGGGGCAGTTGTCTCAAATTCCCACTGAAAATGGAGTTGCTGATGCTTTCCTGGCTGGCGATTGGGAACTTGCAGAACCACCACCAACGTCAGCCCCTGCTGGTGGAGACATACCCCTATGGACAGGACAAACTGCTGGTGGAGGCACAGCACCCCCAGTGGCACAGACCGCAGCACCAGGTGGGCTCTATGGCCCAGGAGGTCTTGCAAACACACAGATAGTTTCAACGGGTTACTCGCCAGCAAATCAATTCGATGAAATGTTTAACCCCCGAGGGCAGGACTATATAGGGATGACATACCAGCAATACCTTGCTCAGTATTTTCCTAGTTGGGGTCAATCGCCTCCTGGTGGTAGTACGACTGGTGGTGGAACGACTGGTGGTGGGACGACAGGAACTACCATGCCTGATGACGAAGCCAATGTTAGGCAATGGACATCAGTATATGGTCGCCAACGGGGGCAACCCGGGTATGAGCGCGCAGTAGCAATGGCACTTGCAGTAATGCGGGGTCAAAGGCAACCACCTACGAATGAAGAAATTGCGGCATTGGCAGTTGAACCTACGATACCAACACCCACACCTACTCCTACACCCACGCCAACGCCTACGCCTGGGCCTACACCCACACCTACTCCTACGCCTACTCCTCCACCGACGCCTACACCTACGCCAGGGCCTACGATACCGCCTACGATACCACCTACTGGTGGTAGAACGACTGGCACAGCCGCCCAGTGGATAACCCGTTATGCTTCTGCAAGAACAGTTGCGGAGCTGAACGCGGTATTCACTGAACTACGTAATTTGATGAACCAGAACCCAGCATACTTAGATGAAGCTGCCTATGCACAGGTAGATGCAGCTTATAGAACCCACTATACCCGTGTGAATGTTGCTGCACCAACGACTGGTGGGGGTACTACAGGTGGTGGGACAGGTGGGGGCGCAGGCGGCGGCGCAGGTGGTGGAACAGTTATTGGGTCAGATATTACCATTGGTGGCATTCACTACAGGATAGTAGAGATAAATGGTAGAAGATTTTTAGCACAAGTGATGGACGATGGGAATCTTCAACCATCTGACCAGTGGTTAAATCTAGGGGCTAGTCCTGAACCAACTGTCGGTAGTTTGTACAATAGCTATGCTGAGGCTCTAGCAGCCGCGGGCACAACGGGTTATACTCCAACGCAGTTGACATCTGGCGCTTGGGCTTTGGAACCACCACCTGCTTCAGCCACTATGCCCGCTGGATTATGGGGGACTTATGAAGAAGCGAATGCAGCCGCGCCCACAGGTTATGTGCCACAGCAACTAGCCAATGGCTATTGGGGCTTAACAACAGCACCAGCAGGGCAAACGTCTTATCCTACTCCTACGGGGGCAGCTCCTACAGACACTTATGGTAGGACAGCTACTTGGGATACTGATAATGCGGAATGGAGATACCCGCCTGATTGGGGAAGAGACCCTGCAACACAGGCAGGGGGATATATTTCACCTGCCGAGCAAGCTGCAATAAACGCTCAAACGGCAACTTTGGCTTGGCAACGAGAACAGGCGACTACTCAGGCAGGGCAATGGCAGCAAAACTTTACCTTACTGCAACAGCAAGCAACCGCAACACAGAACTTAGGTCAAGCTCAACTTGCAGTTGAGCAGGAACGACTGGCGGGGGAACAGCGACAAGCCGCCACGGCAACACAGCAGACACAGCAGAACTATCTAGCTCAACTTATGGCTCAACCTATGAGTTGGCTACAGTATTCAATGGCTGCAAAAGAAACTCCGGCAGTCCAACCCTGGATGAAACCTTTGATGCCGCAGGAGTATAAAGAACTTCAACCTGGGGCAGCAATGCCTGGTTGGAGTACAGAACAACCATTGGCTACACAGTTGCCAACACTCACCACACCAGCAACACAATATCTTGCTCGTATGAACCCGACATCACGGCAACAATACCTCGGATACCAGCAAATGAAGACTGGAGCGACACCAGATGACACGGCTTTCTGGCTGAATAATCTAGCTCCACCCGGTAGTCCATACAGCAAACTTACTTATGCGAGGTAGTGAATGCCTGACGACTTAGTGGACATCATCAGAAGGTTAAGTCCCGAATCGCTGAGACTATATAAGCAGCGATTACCTCAGACCCTCAGAGAAATGAGTCCACAGGACAGAACAAGTGTCCTCACTAAACTGAAATCCATACCTGGTTTTGAGGATATAACGGGCGTTCGACCGCCACAACCTATCCGCTCTTTGGGGCAGATGAATGAGGCAAGGATGTGGCAGGGGCAGAAACCCTTCATGCCGCAACCACCGAGCGTGAACATTGCAGCAAACCCACCGCCTAGTGGGGTGAACATACCACAGTTTGTCAAGCAGATACCTCGACCAGAGATGGCTTATCATCCAACAACGGCGGCGATCTGGAATCCTGAAGCGGCGGCTCGGGTTCAACCTAACCCTGAAATCTGGCAACCAGTAAGACCAGGTTATACGGCGGTGAACAAGTTAGGTGCTGGCATTGGGGAGAGTCCAGTAGGACAACTACCGATAAAGGCTTTAGCGGCGGCAATGGAAGCTGTGATGAAAGTACCTGGTCTGGCACAAACACTCGCAGACATTGAGAAGAAGTCCCCGGGGTTGATTGAGGCCGGCATGAATGTGCCCTTCATGGCACCGACAGGGCTTGGGGCAGCCGTCCAGCAAGGTGCTATGTTAGCTAAACCTGCTTTGAGGCTTGCAGTCCCGAAGGTAGCGCAGCCGTTGAAGGAACTGGCGGCGAGCGAGGCGGGGTTTGCGAAGTTGCCTAAGAAAGTGCCGCCACAAGGAGCAGGCAAGGAAGTAACAGCGCAGGCCAAGCCTACAGTATCCGCAACTGCGCCTATGCCACAAGGGGAGACCCAGAAGTTTACCGAAGCTGAACTTTGGGCAGAAGGTGCAAGAAAGGCTAATGCTGCTAGGGCTGCTGCAAGGGCACGAGTTAAGCCTGTAGAGGCCGTAGCGCCTGCGGTAGAGGCAAAGGCGGCTGTTACTCCCCAGTCCGTGCAAGCGCCAGTGGCCGAACCCGTGACAGTGCCGAAGGTTGCTGGGGTTCCACCAACGCAGCCACCTACTGGTGCAATACCAGGCAAAGGATTTAACTTACCTGAAGACCCACAAGCAAAAATGCTGAAATTGATTAGAGAATTCAAAGGGAAGCCTGCAAAAGTCGAGGAATTGAGACATATCGAACGGCAACGGCGGATAGCTCCTGCTGCCGCTATGATAGAAAAGAGAAGAGGTGAAGAAGCTCTCAATGCAGCATTAGGACAACTCAAAGGTGAAATGCCTAAAGGAATATTTTCTCCAATCGAAGGTCAGTTTAATCAGGTTGAAAAGGACATCCTTTTCAACCAAATATGGGATAGCGCCTTAAGCCCTTACGACAAAATAGCAACGGGAAGAGCACTTAGGGAAAAGGTATTCAAAGGTATTCTACCAGCAAATAAAGAGTTGATTTTGCTAGAAAAAGTTTATGGCCCACGTTTAATCATCGAACTCTTGGCAAAACGTCCATTTCTTACAAAGGCAACAGAGGAAGTTGTGGGCGCTTTGAACCTACCCCGTGCCATACAGACATCCTATGACCTCGGTGGCACTTTGAGACAGTCTGTAGTATTAGCAGCGAGACATCCCCAAAAAGTGCCAGGATGGATAGGGACAACTACCCGGTCTATTTTTGATGGGAAATACGCAGACGACATTATGCGATCCATAGAGACTTCACCCAATATAGAAAAGATAACACAAGATATGGGGGTAGAATTTACATCCTGGCAAGGCGTTGCTACTAGATTGGCTCAAAGAGAAGAGGCGTTTATGAGCCGTTTTGTCAATATGATTCCTGGAGTGAAACATTCAGCGAGAGGTTTCACAGTGGGGCTCAATAAGATTCGGTTCGATTCAGCCAACTACTTTATTACCCGATATGGAAACAAACTAAGTGCCAACGATCTCAAAGCACTTGGGAGACAGATAAACATCTTTTCTGGTAGAGCGCCGATGCCTGCGATTGCGGAATTGGCACCGGCACTAAACACTATCTTCTATTCCCTAAGATTGCAAATATCCCGTGTTTTGACTCCCACAACTGTCTTTTCCTCCTCAAGAATAGCTCAGAAGGAGGCAGCGAGGGCTTTGGTTCAATTTGTTGGTGGAGTATCTACTATTGTTGCCTTAGCTAAACTAGCAGGTGCAGAGGCGGAACTTGACCCAAGGTCTACGGACTTTGGCAAAATCAAAGTAGGCAATACGCGCATTGACCCTTGGGGTGGGTTCCAGCAATATGGGGTGTTTGTTACCAGACTTCTAACTGAGGAACGGAAAACTGCTGCTGGGAATATCATTGCTGCGCCACGACCAGAAACTATAGAGCGGTTTTGGACTGGGAAGGAAGCGCCATTTGCAGGATTTGTTACAGATGTCATACGAGGACAGACAATGTTAGGTGAGGAGATGACGGTCTCTACTAGGAACGCTTTACAGCAAGCCTATAATCGCATGGCCCCTATGTTCGCCTCTGATGTTATTGATGCTGCACTTGCCGATGGTCTTATTGGGATACCATTGTCGGCACCAGGGGCTGTAGGGGTAGGTGTCCAGACTTACCCAGTTATAGACCCACTGAAAGTTCTAGGCAAGAAATACTTCCCTAACAAACCGCAGGGAGAGGAGTTTTCACCGGCAGAAGTAGCCAAGATAAAACAAACACCCGAATGGGAGAATTACGTTAAAGAAGGTAAACTGCCAGAGACACCATACTGGAAAGGAATAGTCTCTGGGGCAGGCATGGCAAAAGAACAGAAAGTCACAGAAGAAAGAAATCTGAAGGATTACAAAGACCAGTTGGCAAGAGATGAGATGGTTACAACTGGCAAGATTTCAATGAAACAGTGGAGGGATGGAGTAAGAGAGGCCGAAATCCGCAGAGCAGAACGACGGTTGATAACAGAACGTGAATTGGATTATAAAGTCAGAAACCCCAAGACTCCTGAAGATAAAGCTTTATCTGATTATTATAACCTAGTGAAGCAGTTTGAGGGGCCAGTGTTCGACTTCGAGGGGTATTCGGAAGCGAGGGATAGTTATATGGCCTCATTATCACCCCAGTTAGCCGGTTATCTTGAGGAGAATCTTAACCCCCGGGCGACACCTTTAGTCCAAGAACTAAAGGATGCCCAAAAGGTTTTACGCCCCTACTGGCGGATAGGGGATGAAGAGTGGGCAAAACATCCAGGTCTGAAACAGGAAAACCAACGTCTTGTTATAAAGTCCCAGGGAGATAGTCGAAAGGAAAGGCAGTTGATATATGCCTCACCTTATGCGACAAAGATTCTACAAGCGCGCGACAAGATAGCGAGCAGGAAGAAGCAGATGCTTTATCTATATCCTAAAATCAAGGAAGCACTAAAGAAGTTTTATTAGGAGGGCAGTATGCCACTTACACCTAAAGGCAAAAAGATTTTGCAAAACATGAAAAAGGAATATGGGGCAAAGAAAGGCAAAGAGGTTTTTTTTGCCAGCCAAAATAAGGGTATAGTCAAAGGAACTCATAAAGGGAAGAAGAAGTAAGATGGAATGGGCTAACGTATCAAAGTACAATTCTTTCAATTCTTACAAGGGTTTGACATACTATGACCACTACCAGAAGATAGGAGCGTGGCTAAAGAATGAAGGGAGATTGCCAGCACCGATAGAGGCATCCCTTGACCCCATGAATGCTTGTAATGACATTTGTTATTACTGTAATTCCCAGTGTTATCTTCGAGACCATCCTTCCAAGCTACAGCAATGGGACAGGCAGTTCATTGCGGATACGCTTGTGAGGTTAGCAGATTGGGGAGTCGGGGCTTTCTGCTGGGGTGGTGGTGGTGAATCTCTAATGAATCGAAATATCAGGGGCATGACCAAATTCGGCATAGATTTGGGTATGGAGTGCGCCATTATCACCAATGGGGCTTTGCTGGATGACGAGTTGATTGACGAACTACTACTCTGTCGCTGGATTGGGATTTCGCTTGATAGTTGTGTGCCACAAGTCTACGAGGTAGTGCGGGGAAGAGATGATTGTGTAAAAGTCCTGTCCAACATAGCCAAACTGGTGAAAAGGAAGGCAGAGTTAAAGAGCAAAACTGACATCTGCGCCAAAGTGCTGATATTGCCCGAAACGATTGATACCATAGCCGAAACCTGTCAAGTGGTCAAGCAACTGGGAGTGCAGGACTTCCATGTGCGGCCTGTAGACCTGGAACGCAACGACTTCAAGGTTGCACAACGATTGAATCTGGACATCCCCAAGATTCAAGGTATCTTTGAAGAATGTCATGCCATGGAGACACCTACTTTTCATGTTTACACCGTCACCCACAAGTATAACAATGACTTCCACGTGGAACACAAGTTCAAGAAATGCCTTGCTAGTCCCCTAGTGATGCAGATTTGCACAGACAAAAAAACCTATCTTTGCGTTGACCATCGCCTAGACCCTCGATTTGAAGTCAAAGGATGGGGAAGTGCTCAACACCGGGAGTTAGTGTTAGGAGTGAACCCAGACAAAGAGTGCGGGAAATGTACCTGGAGTGAGTATAACCGACAGATGGAAGAATGCGTGACGGAAGATAGGCTTTGTCGGAACTTCCCGTGACCCTAATAGTCAACCCCAACAACCGACTTAGGACTAACCTTGCAGCCATAGAACCGCCGTTGTGGTCTGGTCTTACCAGTTCCTACCTACATGCTGACATCCTGGATGCCGAAGCCCTGGACTTGACCTTAGACGAAACAGAGCAAAGGATAAGGGAGTTACATCCTGAGTCCGTGATTATCGTGGTCATGGGTAACAATCCTTCGGTATCCTCTACCCCCAAGATGCCTGTTGCTGAGGCACTGGCAGAACGTATCGAGGACTTGGACGTGTCCCTGACAGGGATTCACCCGATAGCAGTAGGCAGTAGGTTCAAGGTTATCAAAACTCCTTTTCACGGTTGTCCTGATATGCCTTTTGACCTGTTGCCGATGGACAGATATAGAGCACACAACTGGCACTGTTTCGATGGTTCGCCAAGAATGCCTTATGCCTCGGTCTACACCAGTCTGGGATGTCCCTTTGATTGTTACTACTGTCCAATTCATACTCTATATAATGGAAGGCGTGTTCGATTCCGACCTGTTGACAATATCTTGAGAGAAATTGATACTCTAGTCACGAAATATAAGGTCAGGAATATCAAGTTCTGGGACGAACTATTCAGTCTGAAAGAGGACAGGGTAACCGCTATATGTAGTGGTTTGAAGGGATATAAACTCAACATATGGGCATATGCGCGTCTGGACACAATCACTGAAAAGATGCTCAAGGCTATGAAAGATGGTGGGATAACCTGGTTAGGCTGTGGGTTTGAAAACATGGACGATGGGAAGGTCACCGCGGGGATAGAGGGTGTCATAAAGGGGATACGGGATGCGGGCATAAACATAGCCGCCAATTTCATGTTTGGCTTGCCAGAGGATACCCCAAAGAGTGTGAGGGCTACACTGGACTTTGCCAAGAAACACCTGTTTGAGTATGTGAACTTCTATGTAGCAAGACCTTATCCAGGGTCTCAGTGGTATGCCGACCTGAAGTTAAAGGATGTAGAATGGGAAGATTTTAACCAGTATGGTAAGAACCGTTTACCCTTCCGTGACATGGCTTTCAAGGAATACTTTACTAATCCAGACTACTTGAGTATGATGGAGTTAAAATTCGGGGAACAGGGAGTTAATCAGATACACACCATGCTTTCATGGGATGGGCATAATGACAAAGGCGCTAAAAGTGTGATATAATGTATAATGTTGTAGTTTAACAAAAGAATATAAATAGTGCTCAATGAAGCCAGGAATGTGCGCTCGAAGCCGTTACCTGGCTTTTTTGTTATCTGGAGTTATTTCAGAAAGGAATGACTTCAACAGAAGGAGGTTTCAATGACAGAGGAGCAAAAAAAGACAGGAGATGTTCTAGAACCCAAAGCACCAGAGGGAACATCTGTAGCGCCACAACCCTTGACGGAGGAGCGAATAGCCCAACTCTTTGATGCACGGCTTGAAAAAGTGAACCGAGGATTCCAGAGTACAAAAGATATGGGTCTTGCGGCACTCCAGAGAGAGACACAGGCGCTTAAAGAAAGTTACGGCTCTCTCTATCAAAGATTCCAGGAATTAGACCCCGAAGCAGCAAGAACGATACAACTAGAGTCAAAGACGAAAGAGTATGCGGAGCGAGAGAGACTAGAGGGACTGACCAAGTTTGACCAGGACTTCCATGGTAGTCTGAGAGAGTTCATTACGAGTTTAGGATTAGACCCGGATGATTCAAATATAGACTGGGCGAAGGATAACCCAAATTACCTGGAGAAGCATAAGAAAGTCCTGAGTTCCGTTACCAATCTTCACAAGAAAAGGCAAGGGGACATGGAAAAGAAGATGACTCAGCAAATCAAGGACACTGAAGCAAAGTTGCGGAAGGACTTGGGGATTGACTCAGTTGACACAGGGGCTGCGATAGGGACTAATACCAACTTTAAGAAGGCACAGCAAGCCTTCATTGATGACCCAAGTATAGAAAACAGAGACCGATTGGAAGAGGCAAGAAGACAAAGGAAATAAGGAGATAAAATGGCTATTACGACAACTACTGTAATGGCCGATACGGTTCCAACGATACTTGAAAAGGCCAGGTTCACAGAACAGTTCATTGCCGAAATGAGTAGATTGGTGTGGAAGATAACCAAGAAACTCCATGATGGCAAGAATGTGAATATCCCGTATTTTGGAATTGTGACGGCCAAAGCATTGACTGAGGGTGTTGATAACGCTGTTTCCGAGACTATGAGTGACACCCTGGTTACGATCACCCCCGGTGAGGTCGGATGTAAACTCATCCTGACCGATAAACTTGTCAGAGACGACAACGAGGACATCAAGGCGGCTGCGGGACGGATTCTGGGCAATGCAATGGAGGTCAAGAAAGACACAGACCTCTTGGCATTGTTCTCGTCTGCCTCTACTACCCTGGGTGGTGGTGGTGTAGGTACTATGGGGGTTGTGGCTGCTGCCAGAGCTATCCTGAAAGGTTGCCCTGTAAGCTCTGGTGGGCCTGCGCCTGGTAAACTGGTGTATGTCTTGCATCCCTATGTCTCCCTGGACTATGTGGACATCTTGACACCACTGGGCCCAACAGCAGGTACGACCTCTCAGCAACCTGGTGGAGAAATGACGGATGATGTTCTACGGAACTACGGCATTGGCAAGATGTTCGGGATGCCATTGATTGAGGACGGCAATATCACGGCTGCTGCCGGAACCTGTCATGGTGGCATATTTGCTACTGGCGAAGGTGGGGCGATAATCCTGGCCACGGCAAAGGAATGGGACGTAGAAGCAGAACGAGACGCATCCCTTCGAGCCACTGAACTCAACATTGTGGGTGAATACGGCGTTGGGTATTACCTGAATACCTGGTGCGTAGACATGAACCAAGATGCTGCGTTGCCTGGTTAAGGGAAGGAGAAAACAATGAGTTACCCATGTTTGGTATTCGGAAGTTTCGGAGATGAGAAGGCAGCTTCATCCACCAAGATAGGCAGTCTGCCTCTTGGTACTAGGATGATGCTGCCTGATGGCCGATTGTTTGCCCATGCCAGAGCATCGGCTACTGCCCTGGTTGCTGGCTACCTGTATCAAGGTGAGGCTGGAGGTAGTGATAACATCAGGAACATGGCTGTTCAAGCGGCTGCAGCCATCGGGGCGCTCCAGGTCAAGTTGACGTTGGGAGCTACCACTGCTACCACCAAAGACTCGTTTGCAGATGGCTTCCTGTATGTGAACGATGCTACGGGTGAAGGTCATAACTACAAGATTAAGGGTAATAACGCGGCTGCTGTCAGCACTACGGCTACCTTTGACTTGTATGAGAATGACGGAATCCTGGTAGCGTTAGAGGCTGGCACATCTGAGGTGGGAATCAGGAAGAGTCCCTTTGACAAAGTCCTGCTCAAGACCGCTGACACGGTTCACGTCCACAGCTATGCGGGCGTGGCGACAAGGGCAGTCCTGGCCAACTACTACTGCTGGCTTCAGAGGAAGGGTGAGTGCGCCGTGTTCGTGGATGGGACATGGCTTCTGGGTGCTGGCTTAGTAGCTTCAACTACCAGTGCTTGTGCGGGTATGTTGACACCAATTCTCGCTAACAGTGCAAACGCTGAACCGGAACTTATAGAGGTTTTGGGCCGGTGTATCTCGGTGGGTTCAAGCACTGAATACGGGCTGGTCGAACTGATGTTACCGTTCTAAAGCGAGCAATGAGAGGGGGGAGAAATCCCCCCTACTCTAATAAATAGAAGGAGGCTACATTTTGGACGAACAGGTGTTACCCATGAGTATGGACACGCAGGAAAAGCTGATTGACATAGTTGTGCCTACGCATAACCATCTGGAACTAACAATAACCTGTATGCAGAATCTTTACGAACATACCAGGACACCTTTCCATCTCATTGTTGTAGACGATTCAACGGATGGTTTAACACACCGTTACTTTGCACAACTCAAGAAGGAGAAAAAGAATATCACCTTTATCCATTCCAATACGCCATACAAAAGTGGCAATCAGTTCTTTAACATTGCTTTTCAGCATACTCAGAGCAAGTTTGTTGCTACGGTAATGAATAGCAACAAAGTAGAACCAGACTGGGAAATTGTTGCCCTGCATCTCATGGAGAGAGACCCCAAAATTGGAATCATCGGGTTCAAGAATATTTTCCCTGATAGGACAATAGAAAGTGCTGGAATCAGGATCGTCAAATTCCTACCCACAGATATGGGAAGGGGTCAATGTAGTCACAGATTGTCCAACACCTATGAATGTGATGCAGTCCAATGGGCATTCTGTTTACTACGAAAAGAGGCCATCCCAGTCTTAGAGGAGGATGTCTACAATGGCTTTCGAGGATGGGATGACATAGATAACTGCCTCGTAATGAGACGAAATGGATGGAACATTCTGTATTGTGGCTTAGGCGTGGCCTTCCATGAACCAAGAGCTACCAGAGGGGATAACAGTCAGAAAGCAGCTTTGGAGAATGCTCAGAACAGGGAGATGTTTTTCAAACGATGGGGTATGTGGGTTGACTTTAAGAAGGACAATCCCCAGGCTCAAGAACTACTTCCCGATTACCCAAAGAGTGCCCCGGTTATGAAAGCACCAATGCCTAGTGCTACCTCACCTATACCTGAAAGAGTATTGGTGAAAGTGTAATGGCTATTGAAGTAACGGAGCAAAAGAAGATAGAACTGGAAGCCGCCGGTTATGGACTGAATGGGTATATAGGTGGCTTACCCAGAAAGACCTACTATACTCCAGATGGGAGAGTCATCAAGGCTATCCCCAGTGTAAGAGAATATGTCTTGAAGCGAGATGGCAAGGTTATCGAGAAAGGTGTTAGAGATGCTAACCTGGATAAAGGATGGCTGGAGACAAAACCCGCAGTGTTAAAGCCCTACTGCAAAGGCTGTGACCGATGGCATGATACCGAGGCAGAGATAGCAGGCTGCATAATGCACACAAAGGCTTTTATAGATTCTGAGGAAGCCAAAGCCAAGAAGCAAGAGGTTGATGAAATGGACGATCTTAGAACTGAGATAGCTGAATTGAGAGAACTGGTCAAGAAACTGGGGGTGAAGTAGATGGGGAAGTTCTTCAACGAAAAACTAATGCACCTCCACAAAATCCCCTTGAACCAAACGGGTATGAAAGATAATCCTGTAGAGAAGATGAGGCAAGAGTTCTTAAAGGAGCAACATGCCAAGACTATTGATAGCCCGAAGACCGAAGAGGAGGGGATTGCTCCTCTCTATGTCAGGGAGTCGAGCAAATCCGAGCCTGCTGTTCCCACTAGACGGGGTAGACCGAGGGGAACTGGACGAACTCATAAGAGCAATACTTGAAAAGGGTGGAGTAACAGACGAGGCTACCGTAAACAAGATAGTCGAGGAAGCGGAGAAGGATAGCGAAATGAGGATAAAGGTAGCCGAAGCCCGGGCAGAAATGAGACGGCTAATGGCAATCAGAGCAGGCGGTGGCAAGTTAATGAGTGTAGGTTATCGCAAGTGGAAGCAGGTTTTTTACCCGGCAGTAATAAAAACTAAGATATAAGTGAATCAAGGTAGCCGCTGCGGCTGCCAACTCTAAAAGGGGGAAAAACAAATGGCAGACATCGGACAAACAGACCAAATCCTAATCACAGGTCGCCTCGCTTACGGGTGGGATGGCACCAACGCCTATCCAGTCCTTGTTGATAGTGCCAGACATCTCCAAATTGACATCGTTAGTGGAACATTAAACGGAGCATTACCCGCTGGTACTGCTGTTATTGGTGGGGTTATGCCTCCTATTGTAGAGGTAATCCATCACCCTTTTGGCAAAGGCAGTCTGATCTCAGGCGGAGACCAGACCAGCGCAGGAACTACTACTGCAAGCACCGTCATGGTTGCCGTAGAAGCCGTAACTATCAATCAGCCAGCGAATTACACACTTTATGAGATAGAGATGGGATTGATGGGGCAAACCAATGCCAGTGCTACTACTGCCGCCACTAAATACGCATGGCAAGCTAGTGATGCAGGGACAGCGTGGCAAGCCCTTTGTGCCGACCAGACAGCTTCTACAGCATCAACAGCCTATGTAGATACACTGAACATGAGTGGTAGATTTGCACCTGCCGGTAGCTTCTTAGGTGCTGGTTCAACCTTCGTGGTAAGAATGGTAATAGAAGCTGCCGATACCACCATTACAGCAGGTGGGAAGACAAAGGCTTCGAGTTATATCGTTTGTAGATACCGAAGATAGGGGGGAATATGATTACCCCTGCTGATTTGAAGGCAGAGAGATATATCCTGTCACCAAGTTGTGCGTTATATCTTCCCCTGTGGAAGCAAGGCGGAGCTTCCCTTGTTTCTAGTGATGCCTATGGGCATACCTGCACTGTTTACGGTGCTCTCTGGACTCCCCAGGGTAGAAGTTTTGATGGGGATGACTATATTAACATCCCCGCTAGTGCTTCTTTAACTCTAACAACAAAACTTACTTGGGAAGCATGGATGAACTTAACAGCAAACCCACTAGCGGGACAATATCCTTTTATTATGGGGCATCGTGGTGGGGGAAATCGACCTTGTATGTATATTGTCCCGCTAACATCCATTGCCCACATAAATTTAGCGGTAGGAGTGACAGATGTTGATGTAATAATCGGAAATATAGGGCTTGGGAGTTGGAAGCATCTAGTAATGACCTACGATGGAGACTTGGGGTCAGCCAACATTAAGACCTATCTTGGTGGAGTATTCCAAAATAGTGGAGACCAACCAGGAAGTTTAGCAAACACAAATACGAATCTACAACTTGGGGCTGATACTTGGTATGGCAATTACCTAAACGGCCGCATTGGTGAAGTGCTCATTTGCAATCGAGTCTTCAGTGCGGCTGAAATCCAGCACAACTATCTGGCAACAAAATGGAGATATGTCTAAATGGCACTTATAAGATTTACTCTTGACCTTGCAATCCCTAAAGTGGTCTACGATGCAATCCCAACGGCAACAAAAACCGCTATCCGAGACAAGATAAGGCAACTCAAAGCCCTTGCTGTCAAAATCAACGAAGGTGCAAGCAATGAGGAAATGACTGTAACGGCCAAGTATCATATTTGCCACCATGATGAAGGGAAACCTTGTGAGCCGGAACAGGACATCTAAATGAGCACGTCATTACTCAATGTTCTCATAGCTTTGAATAAAGAAATAGCAGACGACTGGGCTGGAACTACCACCAGTAGTGGCTCGACAACAAAGACTACCGTTGTTGATACCGCGCTCATGGCAAAGGCTAATGACTGGATAACAGACGATTGCTTTGACTTTATCACCTCTGCTGGTAGCACTCAATATGAGGAACGCAAAATCTCCAGTCTGGACAACACAAATGGAACTCTTACGGTTTTAGCTCATACGGCAACTATAGCTGCCAGTGCAACATATCAGGTTCATAGGTTATTTTCAGCCAGCGCCAAACGCACGGCTTTGATAGACGCAGCCAAACTCTGTTACCCCTTCATTCATAAGCAGATAAGGGATGAGAGTTTAACTATTGGGAACTGGCTCAGGGATGGCGATTTTGAGTATAACTGGTCTTCGACTGCTGCTCATACCTACTGGAAGGTTAGCAATACCGCCAATGTGACTATTGAAGAGACCACTACTGCGCCTTACTTCAAACGTGGTGCTACAAGTCTGAAATTAGCGGGTTCTGCTGGTTATCTCTACCAGAGCAATACTGAAAACTCTGGCCTTATGAACTTGGCAGACAATACGGTGACGGTCACAGCCGAAGTATGGGGGGATACTGCCAGTGACTTGAGGGTAGCAATAACCGATGGCGCGGCCACTACCTATTCAAGTTATCATACAGGTGCAAGTGGCTTTGAAAAGTTGACTGTCACGGCTGACATGGCTACCTATCCTTCTGCGATAAGTGTCAGAGTCTACAGGGCGAGTTCTACCTCTGTGGCCTATGTGGATGACATCAGGCTTTACGGACCCGACAGAGCTAAACTCTACATAACCGACCTGGGGCTTAATCTCGATTACCCGATTGAAGTGTTTGAATCCTCGGATGAGAACATAAATCTTGAACCCTGGATACCCATACGGGATTACTCTATTGGCTCTGATGGCTATATCTATCTTGAGGAAGGAACAAGAAACTATCGAGTCAGGATAACCGGTAGGAACTATCTTGACTTCCTAGTCTCCAACGTAGCCTCGACAGCATGGACGGCCACGATTGCATTGAATGAGCCTCAGATAAGAGTTCTTGTGGCTCAGGCAATCTGCTATCTATATGAGCAGATGGCACTTCCCAACTTTACTTCGGGGGACAGGCAGGCTTATGCCCAAGCTCTAACTTACTGGCAAGGTAAGTTAGCTGAGAGACAATCACGCTTCGGAATGAAACTCCCACCTATTAAAACCAGATGGGGTATCTAGGTGGCACTGACAAACCTGATACCCAAACGCAAGGGGCTTATAGGCGATGTGCCGGTAGTTACTCCGCCTGACTTATTTACCTTTGGCTCAGGGACAAAAGTCATAGAAGCTCTCAAAAATGCCAATGAAGTTCTAAGGGCATTACAGATCTTCAAAGGTGTCTACTGGTTCAATAATAATTGGCTCCCAGCAGGGATGATAGATAATGGAGTAGTAGATACAGGTCTTGTGGCATGGGCTGACGATTTAGTTATCCTTTCCACAGGTGCTAACTCAGGTGGAGTTGCCTATGTAAACAAAGCAGCCAGAGCCTTTGTGGAATATGTTTCTATAGAAGTTAAACCTCACTACTTTGGAGTATGTGTCACCCCGCAAAGTATCACAAAGCAAAATATTCACTTGGTCTGTGGCGTTATATCGGATAAGACCTCGCCAATAAACTCTGGAATACATATAGGATTTAAGTGTATTGATGGGGTTATATCAGGAACTGTTGGGGATAGTGCTAACGAAGCTACCGTTATATTGGAAACCCTTACTGTTGGTGGGGGAGACCTAATTCTAGAGTGTATATTCCGTCCAACTGAGGGGTGCGTATTTTATGTAAATCAAGTTTTCAAAGGCCGCATAAGTGCAACTACGGCAGGTTTCCCCATAACTAACCCTTCTGTTACTACCATAGGTGGTATGCTTAATGCCTCAATACATAGCACAGAAGCAGCCAACAAGATTCTATATATCTATACCAGCCGCACCCTAAGAGAGGAATAAATGTCTGTCTCTTCACATGACCATGAACTGAATATCGGCGGCACAATCAAGAGAATTGACCTGGTGAGGGATTCTACTGGCCGGGCGATGTACACAGTCGTGGAGGAGATACCTCGATACCAGAATCCTTTTGAGTTCACGCAACAGAACTGGATTGGTGGGCATGGGCAAGCGGACTTCGCAGATGGTGAGGTTTATTTTGAGGGACAGGCGATAGATACTACCCAAGAGGGCAGAGTCTTCTTGGGGCCACTAAAAACGGAAGTCCTGGATACTGCTAGTTCTACTCTTGACTCTGCCCCGGTATGCTTCTGCTGGCTGCCTGCTGCTACCGCTAGATGGCTCTGTGCCACTTCCGGCAAGATATACTGGCTCAATAATAGCGCGCTATGGCAAGCGGCTACCACCACGGTTGCCAATGTGCTAGACATTAAGGTATTCAACGGGATAGCCTATGCCGCGGTTGCAGGAACCACCAAGTATTACTACTCTACTGATGGGAATACCTGGACTCAGACAGACCTCACAGATGGCATAGCTCATGGTTTCCTAGCTGCTCCTAACTCACTAGGCACTGCTACAGTCTTGTGGAAGTGGAAAAACCCGAATGAATTAAGCAACACTACAGACGGACACACAGTTGCTGGCGGTGGTGTCCAATGGACTAGCCCCGCCTACATTGGGGATACCTCAGTCAACATCCAAAACCTATTTCTCCTTAGTGATAACCTTATGATTGGGAAGAAGGATGGATTATATAACTATGACTCCTACGGGGGTGTGCATCCCTTATTGTCAGAACTCAAAACCAATCAATCCAGTCAAAACTTCAAATATGTCACCGATTGGCAAGGAGCGAAGTATTTCTCCCTTGTCTCTGGCATGGGGGAAATTGTTGGCTATAACTCTTATGAACCTATGGGGCCACTTCAATACTGTGAAGACATCGCTAAAGCAGGGTCCTTAGTCGGATTGGCTGCCGATAAGGATTGGGTTTATGTAGCCGTAGATGAGGGCACTAACACCCACATCTATAAAGGAAGGGAAGTTAGTAAAGGTGGCACTCTCAGATGGCAATGGTGCCCCTGGGTTTTCTGTGGCACAACCGCCGTTGCGACTATGGCTATTGCCCAACACTCCGACACAGACAGGAGATTGTGGTTTGGCTATGGAACCCATACAGCCTATGTTGTCCTGAGTGATAATCCAACGGCTGATTCGGCAGCTAGATTTGATACTTCAAATACTAACTGGATTAGGATGTCTTATATTTATGGTACAAACCGCCAGTGGGATAAACTCTTTCAGAGTATCATCACCGAAACGAAAGGATGCTCCTCTACGCAGACAGTTACCCCAAAGTATAGAGCGAACACAAGTACAGCCGCTACTACTTTGACCGCAGCGATTATCACTAACGGGACAGTCAAAACATATCTGACCGCTGTGGTTAGTTGCAAGCGGATTCAGTTTCAACTTGACCTCTATACTACCAATAGCACCCTTACACCTGAAGTAAGTTATTTCAATGCCCGGGGTTTTGAGGAACCAACAGTTGTCCGTGTACATGAGGCCGTCTATGCAGTAGGAGATACCCCTTCTCGCAGGGTAGATACCCTCAGAACATACCTCAGAGGGGCTAGAAGTTCAACGGCACTGGTCAGGTTTGCCGACCTGCGGTATGGTGATAGTGTCGCGGATGCCCCTACTCCTGTGACTTATGCCTGGGTGTTTATGCAACCTGGTTATCCCCAAGAGGTTGAGGTCACACGAGAAAAGGGGCGAGAACCAGAACTAGGAATAAAATGTCGGTGGCAAGAAGTTGACTACACGTAAATGCAGAAATGGCACTGGTTCCCGAAGTTATTGCTTGATAGTATAGTATCCTATCCTTTCATTGAACTCAGCCGGTTGATAATATGGTATGGGGATACCTATTGCTGGTTGCCTGGTTTCTGGTTTGAATTATTCTTTATCTGGTTTGGTTGGATAGTCACGCAAATCTTTATCTGGAAGAAAGAGGTAAGGTAAAATGAACTTTGCGACAGGCCTTTCCCTTGTTGTCAGTTGCATAACTATTATTAGTTTCTTTGCCTTTCGGGCCGTTGAATGGGGCAAGATGCAACAGAGACTTGACACTATTGAAGGCACTGGCTGTGGCAAGTTACAGGAGATTGACAAGAAGGTGGAACGGCTTATAGTCCAGATGGAACCGTTCTGGAATCTCGTTGAAACTAGAATCGCTTCCTCTTTGAAAAGTCCACACACTCCTGAGTATGATATGCTACTAGACCTCTTGAAAAATTCCATGTCCCGTGAGGAACTTGAGAAATTGAAGACCTACGTTTTAGCTGACTCAGAGGAGGCCACAGTCCACAAGGATTGCGGTAGGGTATTTGCTACCGCAATGGTACTGTCACGGGTGGAAGCTAGACTAAGGGAGTAAGCAATGAAGTGGATCAGAGCCTCTATAACCTTTATTTTTGTTCTGGGGATAACTTGGGGCTTTGCCGTTGGCAAGATACAAGCTGAGACTTATCTTGCGATTGCAGCGGTTGCGGTGACCTGGTGGTATAAGTCTAGGGACGAGACAAAGGCACTTCCCCCCAAGTAAGGGTGAAAGCTACGCCTTGCTCAAGCCAAGCCTTGAAAAAGTCAAGGAAACCTCTACTCCTCAAGATGTGCCAGCGTATAGGCTGTGGTAGGATTGTGGCGGTTGGGGTAGAGCGGTGCCCCCAGTGCTGGAGCGCGGCGTTCTACAGGTTCGTTGTCCCTGATTTTGTGCTACAGGTTTAGGCTTGAGACTGCATCCACTTCACATCTGCGTCACGTTGGGCTTGGGCTATTGCAGACTCTCCCCAGTTTTTTGCCTTGAAATGTTCTTTCCTGTAACCTGCATCCATTTTGCTATTGGCATAATCCGCCTTGACTTGGCTAATTTCTCCATCTGTCAGTATCGGCGGCTCCCCTACGATGCGCCGGTAGCCAGCATTCTTGACAAGCGCAATGAGTTGAGCTGTTTCCTCGTTGGCTGTGAGTCTGTGGGGATAATTGTTCATCAAGTGGCTTATTATCTTCCCGCTTACTTCTTCCTCTGTCATCTTTCTACCTTCCTTCTTTGCTCTACTTTTCCTATGATAGTTTCCCTTTCTACCCTGCAACATCCTATCGGCTTCCTCTCCAAAGCAATCCACACACAACCCATCCCCCAACACTGCCTCCTTCAGGCACTCACGACATACCCCTTCGCTCTCAGTGACCGCCTCAATGGAGCCACGGCGTTTGATGTTCGCCTTTGCTGTCTGGGGGTG